CTCGGAAGAGGTGGAGGCTTGGGTGGACAACTACGCCGACATCTTCGGCGTCCCATCCCCTGAGCAGCCGGCTGATCCGGCACAGCAGGAAACCCCCGCACCGAACCCGGAGTTCGACGCTCTGGCGCGTATCGCTGATACGCAGGCTGGTGGTCAGCCGTTCGCTGGTGACGCGGCGCAGATCGCTGCGCTGATCGCCGCGGCGCAGACCCCGCAGGAGCTGAACAAGATCCTGTTCGGTAACGCGGCGGGTCCAGCGGCCAGTTAGGCCGGCACAACCCCTCTCACATCTATTCACCTGAGGAGGTGAACGCACCAAATGGCTAACGCATATACCGATACCACTGCCGTTGCTGGCTTGGTCAAGGCGGCATTTGACCGCTACGTCGAGTTCCAGCTCCGCTCGCAGCCGCTGTACCGCAACCTCGCGGACAAGCGTCCCGTGCAGCAGGCAATGCCCGGTTCGTCTGTCACGTTCTCGCTGTACAACGACCTGGCTCAGGCGACGGGTACGCTCACCGAAACCGTTGACCCGGATTCGGTGGCTCTGTCCAACGTCAGCACGGTCGCTGTCACTCTGAACGAGTACGGCAACGTCGTGTTGAACACCCGCAAGCTGGGTGAGTTCGCATTCAGCGAGGTTGATCCCGCTGTCGCGAACATCGTCGCGTTCAACATGGCGGATTCGATCGACAAGATCGTCGTCACCACCCTCGTCGGTGGCACGAACGTCCTGTACGGCGGCTCCCGCACCAGCACGAACACGGTCACCGCGACCGACAAGTTCACTGGTGACAAGATCCGTATCGCCGTGGCGAAGCTGCGTGCAGCTAACGCTGTCCCGCGTGAGGGCATGCTTTACGCGTGCTACGTCTCGCCTGAGCAGGCGTACGACCTCCGCACTGAGACTGGCGCCCTGTCCTTTGAGGACACCCGCAAGTACACCGACTTCAGCAACATTGTTGCTGCCGTGTCCGGTGTCGTCGGTGGCGCCTACGTCGTTGAGACGCCTCGCGCGTTCTCCGCGACTGACGGTGCTGCTTCCGCGAAGGTCACTCGTGGCCTGATCGTCGGCCAGCAGGCTCTCGCTGAGGCCGTCGCTGTCGAGCCGGGTGTCGTCATCGGCCCCGTGGTCGACAAGCTCATGCGCTACCGCCCGGTCGGTTGGTACGCGCTGGCAGGTTGGTCGATCTACCGTCAGGCCGCGCTGTACCGCGTGGAGACGGGCACCACCCTCTAGTAACTTGACAGGGGGGAGTCACCTTCGGGTGGCTCCCTTCTGTCGGGTGGGAGATTCATGGCTCAGAACTACTTCACCCCTCCGACGTACACGTTGAAGAACGTGAACGCTGGACCTCTGCTGTCCCGCTTCCAGACTACGTACGCGTACAGCGTGGTGAAGCGTGGAGCGACGTACGAGAACGTGATCTCTCCCGACATCTCTATGTTCTCCGACCCGTCGATAGACACGATCTATCAGGGCGGGCACAAGTACCCGATCACATCGGCTGAGGCGGCTCTTCTGAATGCCGCCGGATACACCACAACCTTGGAGTAGCAAGTGGCACTCAACATTGTTCCCCGTCTTGTCGACACTGCTGTAGTCGCCACCGCCTCAGGTTCTGGCGCTACCTGGACTAACGATTTCGCTTCCGGCTCCCTGTGGGTCTGGATCAACGTGACCGCCGTCAGCGGCACGACCCCGTCCGCGACGTTCCGCCTGCAATGGTCGCCCGACAACGGCACCACTTGGGTGGACTGGGACACCACGAACCTTCAGACGACCGCCATCACAGCTGCTGGCACGGCCACGTTGAAGGTCGGTCTGGGCCTGCCTGTGACGGCTAACGCGTCGAAGAATGATTCGGTGCCGGCGCGTGTGCGCCTCGCTTGGACGATCACCGGCACGACGCCGTCGTTCACGTTCTCTACCTGGTTCACTGGCACCAACTAACAAGGAGCTGTAAGTGGCTGCGATTGTCGCTGGCGACATTCTCTGGAAGTACAGCACCACGGCTGGTGCTGCAGGCAACAGCACGGCGGGTACGGCTGCCGGTTCGCTGGGCAAGTACATCTCCACGACTGCGTGGGCTGGTGGCACGATCAACGACTTGTTCGACAACGTGTCTGGCGCGGAGAACGCAGCCAGCACGGTCGACTACCGTTGCATCTTCATCCATAACAGCAATGCGGCGAACACGTACGAGAACGTGGTGGCGTGGATCTCAGCTGAGGTTGCGGGTGGCACGTCGATTGCTATCGGCGTGGACACGACTGCCGCTTCGGCTATCGGCTCGGCTTCGGCTCAGGCGGTGCAGATCGCGTCGGAGACAACTGCCCCTGCGGGCATCTCGTTCAGCTCGCCCACGACGCAGGGTGCCGGTATCTCTATCGGCAACATCCCGGTGGGTAACTGCCGTGCGATCTGGATTCGCCGTACTGCGGCGAACACGTCGGCCCTGTCGGGTGACGGTGTGACTCTCTCGGTTGCCGGTGACACGGGGTCGCTGTAATGGCTATCACTTCTGGCGATGGATACATCGCTTCCGCGAAGCAGATCATTCCGTTCACGAAGACGGCGTCGACTACGACTATCGCTAACACGCGTTTCAGCGTGTTCGACAAGGCGGGTAACCCTGCCGCTGGCACGCTGGCTTTGACTACCGCCTTGACGGGTGTGGTGCCGACGGATGCGACTGCGGGCTACCCGGTGATTAACGCGTTCGGTGGATCCAACACCGGATACCTGACCCGCGTGCAGTTCAACTCGAGTGTTGTGCAGCGGCTGGAACTGTGGGACCGCCTGTTCGGTATCAACGTGTCGCTGGCTGCTCTGGCAACGACTACCCTTGCGGGTGCGTCGTCGTATCTGGGCCGCACCCCTGACGGCACGGCGAACGGCACCCGCCTGTTCGCTGAGTTCACCACTGCCGCTGCCGCGGCCAGCACTATCACGGTGACGTACACGAATCAGGCCGGTGTCGCTGCCCGGTCTACTGGCGCGTCAGCGTCGGTGTCCGGTTTCACCGTGAACCGCCTGCTGGAGTTGCCGTTGCAGGCTGGCGACTCTGGCGTGCAGTCGATTCAGACTGTCGTGGTTGGTGGTACTGCCGGTACGGGAGCGGTGAACATTCAGGTGCTTCGCCCGCTGTGGTCGAACCGTGTCCCGGTCGCCAACGGTGGCGACATTCACGGTCTGGACAAGACGGGTATGCCGGTCGTGTACGCGGACAGCGCCCTGTACTTGACGTGTGTCCCTGACTCCACTTCTACGGGTATCCCTGACCTGAACATTGAGATCGCTAACGGCTAGGAGGAGCGGTGGGCACTGCGCCTCCTGAGTTCTGGTCGCCATTTGAACCTGCCCTGATCGAGCCGCATTCGACGGACGCTCAGGGCAACCAGTCGGATCATGTTATCGATTCGTGGATCTTCCTTGAGCGGCACTCGTACGCCACGATCACGAATGTCACGTCGTCCCGCAGTACGACGTGGGATGTGGCTGCCGGTGCCACGAACTGGTACATCAACCCCGGCGTCGAGACGACCAACGTCAACGACTTCTCCACCGGCACGGGAAACACGAAGGCGTACTCCACGCTGTTCGCCCAGACCGGTGTCGGGTCAGCGGAGATAACCCTCGGCGCCACGGCTGACTCCAACACCATCTACAGCAACAGCCTGTCAGCGACTGGCACGGGAACGTATGAGGCGTCGGCGTGGATCTACATCCCGACGACGGCTCCCGCCTACACGCCGCGCTACTACCGCATGTCCCTCGAGTCCGGCAACGGCTCGGTGGTGTCGAACCCGGCGACGAAGGCCGTACCGGGCCAGTGGACGCGCATCTCCGCTATCGTGAACTTGACAGCGACGGGAGCAACAACACTCGTCATCAGGACGGCTGGCTCTGACGGGTCAGCCACCGTCGTCACTCACGACACCACAGCCAAGGTCTACTTCGACAACTTCTACATCGGCCCGTCGCGGCGGACGATCACCACTACGCGTGCTACGACGTGGGATGTTGCCGGTCCCGCTGTCAGCGTGTCGGTGTCCCGCAGCACAACATGGGATGTCAAGGCTGCTGTATCCCTGGCACGCTCAACAACGTGGGATACGAAGCAGCAGGTAGCCCCGACGCGCAGCACAACGTGGGACACGAAGGCTCAGGTGAGCCTGACTCGTTCAACTACGTGGAACGTGACGACGCCAGTCGCCGCTGTCAGCCGCTCCACTACGTGGAACACGTTGTCGGCTGTGGCTGCGTCTACGCGCAGCACGACTTGGGATGTGGCGTCAGCCCTGCTGAATGTCGCTGTCGCCAGGTCGACAACGTGGGACACGAAGGCGACGATCACCCCCACTCGCTCCACGACGTGGAACACGCTGCACGCGGTCAGCCCGACGAACCGCACGAACCTTGTCGCCAATCCGTCGTTTGAGACGGACACAGCTGGCTGGATTCTGAACGGTGCGGGCACGACGATTGCCCGTGTCACGTCGGATTCCCTGTTCGGGTCTGCCTCGCTCGAGGTGACGAAGGCTGCTATCGCTACGGCGGGTGCCCGCCTCGTGTCGGGTGGTCTGATCCCCGTCACTGCGGGTGACGTGCTGATCGCGTCAGCGTACGTGAAGGTTCCTGCCGGTAACGAGAACACGAACGTGCGCGTGATCATCGGCTGGCTGGACTCTCCCGGTACTACGCAGGTGGGCACGAACACTAACGGCACACCGCAGGTTGTCACCAGCAGCTCGGGCTGGGTCCGGTTGACTGCCGGTCCAGCGACAGCGCCAGCGGGTGCGTTCAACGCCCGCGTCTTCGTGGTGACGGTTGCCGCGGAGACAGCGGGCCAGAAGTTCCTGGTCGACGGCGTGCTCGTGGAGCGCGACACCACCGTGTACCGGTACTTCGACACGACGCTGGCTGGCACGTTCAGGTCCACTACGTGGAACGTGCTGACTGCCGTGGCTGCGTCTGTCCGGTCCACGACGTGGGACGTTAAGAAGGCCATCACCGGCCTGCGTTCCACAACATGGGATGTCGCGTCAAGTCTGGCGAGCATTGTCACGTCACGGTTGACGACGTGGAACACGAAGAAGACCGTGCAGGCGGCGAAGTCCACAACGTGGGACATCGACATCCTGCACTACCGGATCACCCCGCAGAAGGTGGAGGAGTTCTACACCGACAACATCCTGATGGGCCGGTACGGGATTGACACAGCCCTGACGGTTGTTGTTAAGGGTGGGGTGGTGTCGTTCCTGCAGTCTCCGCTGGATGTGGAGCTGTCAGATGCCGACTGGTATGTCCTCGGCGGTCACGTCCAGGATCTCACCCCTTCTCAGGTTGCTGACTTGACAGCGGCAGGTTACGGATCACTAGTGGAGATCACATGAGTTGCAGGACTGGCTGCAAGACGAAGGACCACGCCTCGTATGCGGAGTGCCTGCGGGCTTCACGGGCTTCCATGTCAGCGACGATCAACTCGCCGCTGCAGTGGATGTTCGACAAGACGAAGCAGGATCTGCCGGCGTACGAGGCGGCTAAGGCTCAGGGGATCTCCCCGACGTCGACGAGCTACCAGGCGGTGCAGGAGGCGAAGCAGGCCAGCGACCTTCTGGGTCGCCCGTATGACGCGACCACCGATCCGCCTGCCCACATGATCGAGAACAAGACGGCGGCGAAGTTCGTCAACTGGAAGGAATAGCATGGCGACTTTCTCGGCCCTCGTGGATTCCACGATCATGTACCTGTCTGGGTACACGAACCGTCAGGACGCTTCTACGCATCTGACTGCCGGTATCGCCGCGGGTGACGTGTCCATTCCCGTGGCTGATACGACGGTGCTGTCGCGTGGCCTGGTGGAGATCGACTCGGAGATGATCTGGGTGGACTCTCTGGGGACGTCCACTTTGACGGTCCCGCCGTACGGCAGGGGCTTCCGCGGGTCGACCGCCGCCTCCCATCTGACTGGCGCCCGCGTGGTGTCGGCTCCGCTGTTCCCCCGCTTCTTGGTGAAGAACGCGATCAATGACGCGATCCAGTCGGTGTTCCCGAGCCTGAATGGGATCGGCTCGACGTCGTTCACGTTCAACCCTGCGGTGACGACGTACTCGCTGCCGACTGGCACGGAGAGTGTCTTGCAGGTTCGCTGGCAGGCTATCGGCCCGAGCAAGGAGTGGCTGCCTGTCCGACGTTGGGACATGGATTCCGCGACGAACCTGACAGCGTTCCCGACGGGCTCGAGTATCTCCTTGTATGACGCGATTGTTCCTGGCCGCACGGTTCAGGTGACGTACGTCAAGCAGCCGACTCCGCTGGTGAACGACACGGATGACTTCGCGACGGTTACTGGCTTGCCAGCGTCGTGTGAGGATCTGATCCGGCTCGGTGCCGCGTACCGGCTGGTGCCGTTCCTTGACTCCCCGCACCTGACGGGCAACACGGCTGAGGCTGATTTCTCTTCCAACATGCGCCCCGTTGGGGCGGCTGGGCAGCTGGGGAAGCAGCTCTTGCAGATGTACCGGCTGCGTCTCGAGGAGGAGACGAACAAGCAGCAGTCCTTGTACCCGATCCGCGCTCACTTCACACGCTAGGAGCTTTAGGTGCCTGTCAGGAATTACTCGTCAACGGCGCAGCGCACGACCCTGTCGTCGTCTGTGACGAACGTGGCTACCACGATGGTGGTCGCGGCGACTACTGGTTTCCCTGCGTCGACTCCGTTCACTCTGGTGGTGGATGTGGACACGGTGAACGAGGAAGTGGTGGAGGTGACGAACCGCGCCGGCACGACCTTGACTGTCACCAGGGGTGTGGATGGCACGTCTGCTGTGGCGCACTCCTCCGGCGCTGTGGTGATGCATGCTGCGACGGCTCGTGACTTCGCGGAGCCGAACGCTCACATTGCCGCGTCGACCGCTGTTCATGGCATCACGGGTGCCGTGGTGGGTACGACTGACACCCAGACTCTGACGAATAAGACGCTCACGTCTCCGACGTTGAACAGCCCAACTGTCAACACTCCGACGATCACGAACCCGACGACGACTACGGGAACGTACACGTTCCCCGTGATCAATGGCCCGACGCTGACGACGATCCTTGATCACGCGAACATCACGACTGCCACGGGTGGCACGGTCACTTACGACCTGTCGCTGGGTTCGCTGATTCATCACACGGTGAATGCGACGGCGAACTACACGGCGAACTTCCGCTGGAACTCTGGCACAACGTTGAACGCTCTGTTGACGAATGTCGGTGACAGCGTGACGGTGACGGTCAACATTCTGAATGGTGCTACCCCGTTCATCATCAGCGCTGTGCAGTGCGACGGTGCCGCGCAGACTGTCAAGTGGGCGTTCGGCACTGCCCCGTCTGCTGGCTCGGCCAGCGCCTACGACCAGTACCAGTTCACGATCATCAAGACAGCGGCTACCCCGACGTACGTCGTGTTCGGTTCGTTCGCCAAGTTCGCGTAGGAGGGTCATGCCTAGGATCGCTAGCGCTGGTGTTCGCTACCCGTTCAGTTCGGGGACGGGCGGAACCGTCACTGACGTGTCGAACTATAACGGTGCCACGGGTCAGACGTGGCGGGTGCATACGTTCACGTCTTCTGGCACGTTCACGGTTACCCGCATGGCTTCACCGATGAGGACGTTCGTTCTCGGCGGTGGTGGCGCGGGTGGCCCTAGCGCTGGCGGTGGTGGTGGTGGTGGTCAGGTCGTGGCGTCTGACACGACGATCCTTCCGTTTGGCGCTAACACGGTGACTGTGGGTGGGCAGAGCGGAACGTCGGTTCTCGGCCCCATCTCCGCTGCCGGTGGTGGTGCTGGCAACTCATACCCAAATGGCGGCCTCGGAACTGGTGGCTCTTCAGGTGGAGGTTTCGGTGGCGGCGCTGGCATCGGCGGCTCGTTCGCGGAAGCGGGTGGCGGCGGTGGTGGTGCTGGTGGTGCCGGTGTCTCCGCGGCGTCTCGTGGAGGCAATGGTGGCGTGGGCGTTACCACGAACATTTCCGGCTCCAGCGTCACCCTTGGTGGCGGTGGCGGTGGCGGTGCGGCTGGTGGCCGCGAGGGTGGCTTCGGAACGAATGGTGGAGCCGACGGTCACGGCGGTGTGGGCGGTGACGCCGTCCCAGGAGCCTCTGCTGCTGCGAACAGTGGCGGTGGAGGCGGTGGCGGTGGCTGGCACAACGGTGACGGTCCCGGTGGAGCGGGTGGCTCCGGGCTCGTCATTATCGCGTACAGGATTGGTTGAGCATGCCGTTCATTGACATCACTGATGACATTGCTGGCCTTGAGATCGGTCCCGCGTATTCGTCTCCGACGTCAAGCGGGACGACTGTCCCGACTTCGCTGCGCTGGGACTGCAACATTGGGGGCCTGCCGTTCCTGTTCGCCATGAGCAAGCAGTACCCGTTCAAGCGGGAGACGGCTACGTTCCGCCGTGACCGTGTCGACACGGAGCGGAATCCGGGCGAGCAGTCGCTGGATTCCGGTTACTGGCTGCGCAGTCAGGCGTCGTGGCATTACGGCTCCGGCCTTGCCAGCGCGGAGCCGCTCGAGGTGTCGGACACTGAGGCGCAGTTCCGGTACAAGCAGGGCGGCGGGGTTAACCCGTGGACGCCTGGCCAGGTGACGCTGCTGAATGACACGTCGCAGTTGCTGTCAAGCACGGGCGCTTCGCAGTTCCTGATCGGTGTGGACACTGGTGTCCTGCACGCTGACGGGACGACGGTGAAGTACGTGACGACGGGCGGCACTCCGACGACGGTGACGTGGGGCGGTAGCGTAAATGCTGTCACTTCGCTGACTTCGGACGGCGCGAACTACTATGCCGCGAACAGCACCGGAATCTACAAGGGTGTCCTGCCGTCTTCGGCGGGTTCCCTGATCTGGAACACGGGCGGCACGACTCTGGTGCGGTGGGTTAAGTCCCGCCTGATGGCTGCGGTTGGCTTGTCGCTGTACGAGCTGACGACTGGCGGGCCGACCTTGCCGACGGCGCTGTACACGCATCCGTCTACCGGGTGGACGTGGACGGACATGGCTGAGGGTCCGGTCGCGATCTACGCCTCTGGTTTCGTCGGTGACACGTCGATGATCTACAGGATCTCGGTGACGACGTCTGGTTCCACGACGACGTTGAACGCGCCAACTGTCGTGGCCGAGCTTCCTCGCGGTGAGAAGGTCGTCTCCCTGTACGCGTACGTGGGAACATACTTGGTGATCGGCACGTCGAAGGGCTGCCGGGTCGCGTTGATGAACAGCGACGGCTCCCTGTCGCTGGGTCCGTTGATCGTGTCCTCGTCGGACGGCTGCTACGACGCTGTCGCTGACGGCTCGTTCGTGTACGTCACGGTGGGTGGGAAGGGTGAGGCTGGGAACAGGGTTCAGCGTGCCGGCCTGTACCGCATCGATCTCGGAACGAACCTGAACAACAACCCACTCGAGTTCGCTGTCGCCGCTGATCTGGTGGCCCCGTCCGGTGTGTCCGGTCAGGCGACCCAGGTGACGACTGCGCAGGGGCTGATCCAGTTCGCTGTCCCAACGGCGGGCATCTACCAGCAGACCTCCACTTATGTCAGTGAGGGCTGGATGGAGACGGGCCGTGTCCGCATGGGCACGGTGGAGTCGAAGGCTTGGCGGTCTATCCGCATCACGTCGGACTCGTCGCAGGCCGGCAGCGTCGCTGCGTACGCGTCAGCGTCGGAGAACACGGCACCGTCGACGTGGAACATGGTGGTGACGAACAGTCAGACGGACCCGGATCAGACGGGTTCCCTGAACGCTGCCGCGCCTGTCCCCCTGTCAGCGGTGTACCTGGCGTTCAAGCTGATCCGTTCGGGGACGACTACTGTCACTCCCGTCTTTCAGGGCTACCAGTTGAAATCCGTTCCCGCGCCGAAACGTGCCGAGCTGGTGCAGGTTCCGGTGCTGTGCATGGACCGTGAGACGGACAGGCAGGGCGTCCCGTATGGGACGTCTGGCGGTGCGTGGCTGCGGTTCCAAGTGTTGAAGCAGCTGGAGGCTACCGCCGCGACGGTGCAATGGCTGGACTACACGACTGGTGAAGCCGCTGAGGCTTACATCGAACAGGTGTCGATGGATCGGACGACACCTCCGTCAAGGAACTCCCCTAACGCTGGAGGGGTAGTGACTGTTCTCTTGAGATTGGTGTGATGGTGCCGGATTGGGCTGACTCCGCGCAGGACTGGGAAGCGATCATTGCTGTCATTGCCGCCGTTGGTGCGGTAATCGCGTATCTGATCAGAGCCGAGATACGCAAGCAGTTCACCCCCAACCACGGCACGTCCCTGCGTGACGCCGTGGATCGGATCGAGCAGCACGTTCTGCGAGTCGAGGGCAAGGTGGACGGACATATTGACTGGCACATGGACAGGGAGAATGGATGATGTGGACTCTTGATTTCTGGAAGCAGGCGGGTGAGCGTGCCGTGAAGACGGCTGCTCAGGCCGCGCTGGCTTTCTTCGTGGTTGGGCAGACGGTTCTGCCTGAGCTGGACTGGGCCGCTATCGGTGGCGCTGCCGCCGTTGGCGCTATCGCCTCTGTCCTTACTTCTCTGGTGTCGGCACCGTTCGGGCCGGAGGAGTCTCCATCTCTAGTGAAGGTGAGTGAGTGATGGCGGGAACACTGCCGAAGGACCGCCCTCAGGGCATCGACACCTCGCACCACCAGGGGACTATCGACTGGCGCAAGGTGAAGGCGGGCGGCACGAAGTTCGCGTTCATCAAGGCGACTGAGGGTCGCACTGGTGTGGACAGCAAGTTCAAGAAGTACTGGTCGGAGATGTACAAGGCTGGTCTGCGCATTCGTGGCGCCTACCATTACGGCCATATTGAGTCTGATCCTGCGGTGCAGGCTGCTCATTTCGTGTCGACTGTGCGTTCTGCTGGGAAGATCACTGCGGGTGATTTCCTGATCCTTGACGCTGAGGATGTGTGTGACGCGTCGGAGAGGATCGGCCCCGCTAAGACTCGGGCTTGGGTGAACACGTTCCTTGACGAAGTGGTGCGCCTGTCTGGGCTGCCTCGCAGCCGCGTGCTGGTGTACACGGGTGCATGGTGGTGGGAGCCCCGCACTGCTGCGGGTGCTGGTCCTTCTATCGAGGGTCATCCGCTGTGGCTGTCCGGGTACGTCCGCGAGCAGCGGATCTACAAGGAGGATCTGGCTGGACCGTGGCCGGTGTGGCGGTTCTGGCAGTACACCAGTTCGGGATCGGTTCCCGGCGTGAATGGTGACGTTGACCGGAACGTGTTCAACGGTACGTACCGTGGCTTGTGGTGGCTGTCTGGTCGCCCGCTGCGCCTGTTCGGCAAGTAACTAACCACTAGGGAGTGAGGATCAGTTTGAGCGAGTTCGGTTCAGGCGGGTTGAACAGCGGGGCTGCGTATTTCGCCCTTGGGAAGATCGTCGCGATCTTGAACATTCTGGGTTGCGACATTGCGGAGTCGTATGTGCGGAAGGATCTGGCTGATCCGACGCTGTTCCGCTGGTATGTGAGGACGGCTGCTCCTGCGCCGGCCTTCGTCCCTGAGATGCTGGCTCAGGTGGGTCATGTGAAGGCGTTCAACCCGTGACCCTTGACCATGAGCAGCTTCGTGTCCATCTGGGTAAGCGTTCATAACTACCCCCTGAGAAGCCTCTATATGGCGATCTGAGCCATTCTGAGACGTCAATAGCCCCCCTCCGGTATGTGCGGAGGGGGGCTATTTCTGTGCCCTTAGAAACCGTGTAAACGTTTCCTTAGATATTCTTAGATATCTCCCGCTGGGCGTCTGTCCAGCCCTGCCGGTAGGCGCGGTTCGCCCTGCGCCTGGCACCGTCAGCAGCAGCAACCACGAGCAGCGAGCCGAACACCACGATCACGATGGCGATGTAGAACCAGTCCATGACTCCCCCTTCAGACCGTGAACGCTGACTCGTCCAGCTCTTGGAACTTGTGCTGCGGCCTGACGTTCGACCTGGTCGCTGGGCGACCCTTGCGGGACAGCACCCCGAACAATTCCTCGTAGCAGGGCGCGCACAGGTCCGCGCTCCACGGGGGCCGGCGACCGTACACGACGGTCACCTCGGCCACGTTCCTCTCACCACGGCACGCATCACACAGGACCCTCGGCACGGTAGCCATCAGATCACCTCCAGATGCCTGACTGTAGCAGCCTTCATGGCAGGGAACATGGCTTTCCCAGCAATCAGCTCGTCCCGCTCCTTCTTCTCCAGCTGAAGATTCAAGTACCGCTCCGTCATGGCCAGCGACTTGTGCCCCAGCATGGCCTGCACCCGACGCATGGCGGCATCATGCCCAGTCTCCCGCAGCGCTTCGTACCAACCGCGTGCCCCAGAGCGACGAAGGACATGGGCACCGGAGCCCTTCTCCGGGTAGCCGATCCGCGCAAGCGGGCGCTTCACGCAGTCGTACGGCTTCCCCAACCGGACAGTCGGCTTCAACCGGGCAGGCTCACCCGTCGGCTGCAGCTTGTTCACCGCGAAGTCGAACCGCATCGGCAGCGCTGACCGGGCCGGAACCAGGAACCAGTCCTGACGGACAGGCTCCCCAGCCTCCCGCTCGTACTCCGCGAGCCACCGGACCAGCTCGCCCTTGAGCTCGAGCGACATCGGCAGGACGTCCCACTCCTTGGTCTTCTCCCGGTAGATGCTGATGGTGGAGTGGTCGAAGTCAAGGTCAGCGATCCGCAGGCGGGAGATCTCGCTGCCGCGGCAGAACGTGAACAGGCCCAGAGCGCACACCATCCGGTCGCGTGCGTTGTCGCACGCCTCCAGCAGATCGCTGAACTCCTCCACCCCGATCCACAGCTTCGGGGAGACGGGGACCTTCACGTTCGTCCAGCCCTCGGTGGGGTCGTAGTCCCGGCGGATGACATGGTTCCGCCGGCACCAGGCGAAGAACCCGCCACGCACCGTGGACAGGTACAGGTTCTGGGTCGACGGTCCCCAACCGGAGTCAGCGAACAGCCGGTCGATGTGGTTCGGGGTGACGGACTCGACGTAGATGTTGCCCCACACTTCGAGCGCCCGGTTCAGCGGCTGACGGTGGTTCTTGATGGTGCGGGGTTCCCGCCCCTTGGCACGCATGTGCTCCAGGTACTGGTCGATGGCGTCGGACATCCGCATCTTCTCAGGCACGGCCCCTCCTAGTGTTGAGTGGACTTAGTCGATAGTGACTTCCACATGACAGACGTTAATGGCATGCCAGTTTCGTGTCAAGGCTACTGGGGTTCAAGTCCCCCCTCGGACACTTAGGCCGTTTTCCCTCACAAATGAGTAACCGATAATCGGACAGATTCCCAAGGGACTTGAATGCTCACAATTACTGGCTTATCTTTACTCCCGCACTGGCAAGCAGTACCCTGAAGTTGCAACAGCCACGAACAACAATGTGGAAAGAGGCGAACAAGCGATGGCCCCACCTACGTTGGTGCCAGACAAGAACACGTTGATGCGCTGGCATGAAGAAGGATTGACTCACGCAGCGATGGCCGACAGAGTATTCGAGGAGACGGGTAACAGGGTCACTCGGACAGCGATCAGGGATTCTTCTACATCAGCCGGAAGTTCAAGGACAACCGTGGCTCTGCCCCGGTTCGCAGGCAGGAGATCCACGTCAACGAAGACGACCTTCGGGAATAAAACCTGAACCGCCCTGTTTAGAACAGTACAGTCAGTCAGTACTGAACAGTAGAGCCGCCCACAGAGGCGGCTCTTTCTGTCTGTACAGAACAGTACAGAACAGGGGCGCCTCCGGCGCCCACAGTACTGGTCCGAAACTTTCTGACTGTGACCAAGGGATAACTGTGCCCGTATGTCTCGATCCATATTGGCTTGCCGATTCGCTTGCATCTGGCTGAGGCCAAGGTTATATTCGGATAAAGCCACTTGACATGGACCAAGGGGGACATATGCCGACAGCTGACACCCGCACCATTGGCCAAGTACTGGCCGACTACGACGTCACCGAATCGAAGACGTTCCTGATGCTGGCAACCTGCCACGCCGACAGGGTCGGCCCCCGCTTGGTCGTCACCAGCATGGGTGACATCTCCGACTCCGACTGGCTCACAGTCCTCACCGTCTTCGACGCCCTCGAGGGCGACTACGACTACGACTTCGCCATCATCGATGGCGGCGTTCACGTCATCAGCTTCGTCTTCCACGAGTAGCTGTTGCTATCCCGTGGCGGTGATAGTAACTTTCCACCATGAAGCCAATGACTAAGCGACCGGACTACCTGTCCTACTCGCAGTTCACGTCCTACCTGGACTGCGGCTGGCGCTACTACCTCGAGCGCATCCTCAAGATCGACGAGGGACCCGCGATCTACTTTGCCGGCGGAACCGCCGTGCACGCAGCCTGTGACGCTGTCGACCGCCAGCTCCTGAAGGAGGGCAAGTGAGCGACGACGCCGCCCTCATCGCAGGGTACGAAGAGTTCGGCAACATCTTCATGCAGGAACTGCTCAAGCACCCCGACGTGCCGTGGCGCACCGCCGGACGCAAGACCAAAGCCCTCCCCAACGGTGAGGACAAGGACTGGTGGGCGGAAGAGGGCCTGAACATGGTCCGTCGCTACCGCGAGTGGCGGGAAGCGAACCCGAACATCAACATCTGGCACACCCCGCAGGGCGAACCCGCCATCGAGCTTCAGGTCATCGTCCGTCTCGAGGACGGCACGATGGTGAAGGGCTACATCGATCGCATCTACCAGGACTTCGAGTCCGGTGAGCTGCTGATCGGTGACCTGAAGACGGGGTCGAAGACACCGGCCCCGATCCAGTTGGCCGTGTACGCGATGGCTGTGGAGCAGACGTTCGGCATCCGCATCAAGTACGGCGCCTACTGGATGGCACGCGAGGGCACCCTGTCCACGCCGATTGACCTGGACAAGTACCCGTCCAGCATGGTCAGCCGCTGGCTGCGTGACACGAACAAGGCGCTGTCGCTGGGCATCTTCACCCCCCACGTCGGCATGGCCTGCGGCTGGTGCGGCCTCCGCGACAACTGCTACATCTGGGCGGATGACGCCCCGACCCCTGACTTCAACGATGATCTCAACACGGCAGAAGGAAGTGAGTAAATGACTGAGGCACGTTTCTCTTTCACGACGAAGGTCAACGGTGATCTGTTGACGGTGCGCGGTGACACGGGCGGCGAGTTCGCGACGAACCTGACGTACCTGCTGGACAACGCCGACAAGCTGGTGGAGGGGTTGACTGCGTTGCAGGCCATCGGCCATGCGGCTGTCCTGGTGGCCCCTGAGCCTCCGGCCCAGCAGTTCCCTTCTAGCCCTCAGCCTGCACCGGCAGCGACTGGCTGGGGTGCCGCGCCTGCTGCGCCGGCACCGGCTGCCGCACCGGCTGCGTTCGCGCAGGCTGCCGTGCCGCAGTGCCAGCACGGTCCCCGTCAGCCGGTCGCGAAGAGCAACTGGAAGGCGTGGTTCTGCCCGACGGAGAAGGGCGACCCGACGAAGTGCGATCCGATCTTCGTTGACTGGAAGAAGGACCCCGCCGGTTGGGCTGCGTTCCCGGCATAGGACTGGTGGCTGGCGGGGATGTGGGGAAGCTCCTCGCCAG